GTTGCCGCAGAGGCGGCATAGCGTAGCTGACCTGTGCGGTTGTGGCGTCGGGACCACGGGGCGAATCGCACCCATGGGGTCGCCGACAGCCTCCGTCACTGTCGCACCTCCCTTCCATGCAGGAGGGACGACCATAGCACATCGCCAACCTGGGGCACGACGGCGACCGAATCGTACCCCGAGAGCCTAAGATCGAGGTATGACATCCTTCAGCGCCACGCTCCGGCGGGGAACTCGCGGGCGGTCACTGAAGGAGCAGGTCTGCTCCCTGTCCGAAGCGGACCGGATGGAGTACCTGGCAGGACTCCCCCTAGAGGTCCTGGCCGAAATTGTCCGTGACGAATGGTGGTGGACTTCGCGCCCAGAACAGGTACCTCCACCGGGCGGCTGGTTAATCTATCTAGTTTTAAGTGGGCGCGGGTGGGGCAAAAGCCGCGCAGGATCTGAGTGGCTTGTTCAGCGCACCCTGGACCACCCAAAAGATTCGTCGGGGGCGCCTACTGAAAGATTGCTCATTGCTGAGACCATTGCAGACGCCAGAAATATCTGCGTCTCTGGTCCGTCGGGAGTTTTGCGGGTCCTCGATCGGCGTGGAATCAAATACAGGTACGTCAAGAGCCCAAAGCCCCAGATCCGTTTCCTTGACTCCGGATGCATCATCCACGTAGAAGGTGCCGATAACGCCGACGTGGGCCGTGGGCACAATGCGGCTGACGTGTGGCTCGACGAACTGGCAAAGTGGCCATCCCCGCGTGAATCTTGGCTTGAGGGAATCATGCCTGGGCTCCGAGCCGATATTCCTGGCGACCATCCACGTGCATTCGTAACCACCACGCCGAAACCTCTTGGACTGCTCCGCGAGTGGGTGTCACGAAATGATGGCACAGTTATCGTGGTCCAGGGGCACACGTTCGACAACAGGGCCAACCTGTCGTCGGTTGTTCTCCAAGCCCTTGAGAAGCAGTATTCCGGAACCACTATCGGCGAGCAGGAGCTGGCCGGAGTACTGCTTGATGCTGCGAAGGGTAAAGTCTTCAGCCAGGTCGACATCAACACTGCACGCATAGGGTTGGACCGACTCCCAAGGCTCAAGAGAGTTGTCGTCGGTGTGGACCCGGGCGGGACCGGCGAGGAAGATGAGACAGGGATAGTCGTTGTCGGCCAGGACGCGGCACATGACCTGTACGTGCTAGAGGATTGTACGATCCTTGGTGTCGGTCGCGAGGCTGCAAGGCACTGTTGGCGAGTATTTCTCAAGCACAATGCGGGCAAGCTTATCGTAGAAAATACACTCGGGAAAAAGTGGGTCACCGAGTCGTTCACCGACGTGTACGCAGAAATGCGAGACGACGATGGCCTGTTTCCGGAGGACAGTCTGCCACCCCTGGATACTGTCGACTCGAAACTGTCAAAGAAAACACGTGCAGAGCCAGTTGGCATGAGGTGCGAACAGCACCGTATCCATTTTGTTGGCAAACATGTGAAACTGGAAAATCAGTGCGTAGAGTTCGATCCAATCGACCGTGACTCACCAGACCGGCTCGACGCCTTCGTCTCCGCCAGTCGCTGGCTCATGAAACAGGAGCCGAGGCAGGCCAACATCGTGACCCCCGCGTCGATCGCCGAAGCCGCCGCGCTCGACCAGCTTGGAAGCATGGGCGGCATGGGCGCCATGGACGACATCTACAAGGAACTCGCTCGCTGGTGAAAGGCTAGGATGATCCCATGCCGGTACTCGTCGTACTGCTCCTACTGGCGCTCGCCAGCGCACGCCTGACGCGCCTGGTGATCGACGACAGCATCACGCTGCCCCTGCGAGCGTGGATCATCAAACGGTGGGGACCCGAGTCGCGCCTCACGGAGCTGTCCAACTGCTCCTGGTGTGCGGGCATGTGGTGCGCAGCCGGGTTGGTGCTGTTCGCCCGGCTGACTGGGCTGGTGGACGGCTGGGCAATGGCGGCGATCCTGGTGCCGGCGGTGGCATGGGTGGGCGAAATGCTCCGTGCAATGATCGAGGAGTGAGATGGCCCGACACAGTATGACCAGGCAGCGGCGCAACTCGCCGCGGATGGCGCCGACCTGCTCCTCGACAACCGCGACCGCACTGGTGGCCTCCGCAGCCGAGGTACCACTCAGTAACATGAGTTGGGATTCTCCACGCGAGGCCATGTCGTGGCAGCGGGAGATATGGCGTCTACTGGAAATTGTCGGCGAGCTGGAAGCTGCCGCGAAATGGGTCGGCTCTCACATGTCTCGTATCACGCTGCGCATGCACGACGTGGAGGAGAATGGCGAGATAGGGGCGGAAACAAAGAACAAAAAGGCGCGGGCCATAGCTGCCCAGACACTGGGCACCCCGGCGGAGCGATGCGAGATTCTCCGCATCATCGCCTACAACCTGTTTCTCGTGGGCGAGGTCTATATTGGCGCCCTGTCGGGAACAGGTCCCCGCGGCCGGGACGAATGGTTTGCCTGCTCCGTTGACGATATCAAGAAGGAGCCCGGAAGCCGCAGCGCGTACATCGATCTGGGTATGGGAAAGAAGCGGCTCAGGGGCGGCAAGGATCTCCTGGTCAGGGCGTGGACCCCGCACCCGAAAAAGGCGGCCGAGCCAACCTCCGGAACCCGGTCGGCGCGGATCATCCTGCGCGAGATCGAGCAGTTGACGAAGTTCATCTTCGCGCAGATCGACTCCCGACTCAGTACGGCCGGCATGGTCGTCGTCCCCGCCGGTATGAGTCTCGGCGACGGCACCGTTACGGCGACCGACCTCATGCGGAAATTTGTCGAGGTCGCTACCGAGTCGATGAAGGGGCACGGTACCGCGTCACAGGTTGTGCCGACTGTTCTTGAGGTCCCCGCCGACGCTTGCGACAAGGTTCAGTACATTTCCTTTGCGTCTGAGCTTTCGAAGCAGGCTCTCGCGTTGCGCGAAGAGGCCGCTGGGCGCCTTGCTCGCGACCTCGACCTCCCAGCCGAGCAACTGACTGGGATGGGCGACACCAATCACTGGTCGAGTTACCAGATTTCTCCAGAGGGAATTGGCACGCACATCGTCCCCCTGATCACGCGCGTATGTCTGGCGCTTCAGCGCGGATGGGTCGATGCGGCACTGCAAAAGGTCGGACTCAATCCCGACAAGTTCCATATCTGGTTCGATACGTCCCCGCTGGTGACCCGTCCGAACCAGTTCCAGGAGGCTTTGGAATTGTGGCGCGAGGGCCTACTTTCGGCCGCATCCGTACTTGATGCCGCCGCATTCCATGAGGGTGACGCCCCAGAGGATAAGGAGGCCGCGCGCCGGTACCTGCGTGAGCTGGTTCTGCGTGATCCGCAGCTGTTCAACCAGGCGGCGATTCGTACCCTGCTCGGCTTCACGGAAGAGATCCTGCCGGCGCCACCGACGCCCGACACTGACGGGCTGCTCACCGATGCGCAGACGCCAGCTCCGCCGCCCCCAGCGCCGGAGAAGCTGCCACAGGAGCCGACCACCGGCAAGGTGCCGGTGCACCGTGAGCGGCAGCCGAAGGCGGTCGCAGCCTCTGCGGCGCCGGACGCCCAGATACCGCTGCTGCTCATGATGAGCGACGCCGTGGTGCTCCGGGCGCTGGAGCTGGCCGGCGGCCGGCTCCTGGACCACAAGACCCGCGGCACGTTGAAGGACGTTCCCCGGCACGAGCTGCACACCAGGATCACGGTCGACGAGTCCAAGATCGACCGGCTTCTGGACGGCAGCATGGACATGCTGCCGCTGCTGGCGGCCGGGATCGGCCTCGACGACAAGCGGTGCCGCCTCGTCGCCGATGAGGTCGATCGACACTGCCGGTCGACACTGTTGTCCGCCAAGCCGCACAGCCGCAACCACCTGTGTGCCCGGCTCCAGCTCGCCGGAGTGATCGATGGCCCGTGACGAGCCCCGCCTCCTCGCCCGGTTGCTGCGGATGATCCGCAACCTGGTGCGTGACGCCCTGGCCGCGATCGAGGCCGGCTGGCGCGCCGGTGCACCGGTCGACGTGACCGTGGTGTGGCGGCTGGAGCTGTGGTGGACCACCGAGGCCGACGCTTTCGAGCGCGACTGGCCGCAGGTGTCCGACGGTGTCCGAGCGCGGCTACGGGCAGCGTTGTCGGCGCTTGCGACCGAGGTGGAGCAGGTCGCCGTTGCCGGCGGCGGTATCGACCAGCTGCGACCACGCCTTGAGGCGTTCCGTGGTCGCTGGGAAGGTTGGGCGGCGAAGGTGGCGGCGACCGAGGCCACCAGAATCGCGTCGGAGGCGGTGCTCGCAGGCGCCGAGGCCCAGCGTCCCGGCGCGTGGAAAGAATGGGTCACGAGCCATGACGAGCGGGTGCGTTCGTCGCATCGACTTGTCGATGGCGAGCGGATACCGGTCGCCGGCTCGTGGATGGTCGGTGGCTGGCCGATGCGGTACCCGGGCGACCCGTTCGGGTTGCCAGAAGAAGTCATCGGATGTCGGTGTGGTATCAGGATCGTGAACGGCAAGGAGAGTGGACGATGAGGCCGGACGCGTGGAAGGTGCCGTGGAGCACGGGGGTTGTCCCGTACAGGGTTCTGACTGGTGACGAGCGGCTGTTCCTTGACGACAGTCTGGAGCACCGCACATTGCCCATGCCGCTCATGCTTCAGATCCAGACCGCCGACGGGCACAAGGGCGCTGTCGTGGTTGGGGCTGTGACCGGCTGGGACCCGCGCATGGATGGCCCGGTTGCCAGTGGCACATGGCTGGACCCGGAAGGGGTTCCGGAGGTCCGTCGGGCCATCGCCATCATGGATGGGCGAGTTGCCACCGTCTCGGCCGACCTGGAACCCAATATGCAGATCGACGTGATCGACGATCCGCAGCCGGGCGAGCCCCGCATCATCTATCGCAAGGCCCGCGCCTGCGGCATCACGATCGTTCCCATTGCCGCGTTTGATCATCCCAGCCTGGCACCGGTGCCGATTTTCGGTGAGACGGACCTGGCGCTCACCGGTACCACGAGCTGGCGCACAATGCCGGCCCAGCCGCGCGAGATCGAATACAACGCCGATCAGGCATTCAAGAACATCCTGGCCTGGTCCGCCGGAAATGACGCACGAGCCCGCACCATGTTCCTGTGGATCGATCCGCAGGCGGCCGAGGGTACCCGCGACCGGTTCCGGCTTCCGATCGGCGATGTGGTGAACGGGCGCCCGGTACTCAATTTCCACGCCATCTACGCCGCCTCCGCACTGATCTCCGGCGCGCACGGCGGCTTGCCCACCGTGTCCGACCGGGAAAAGGCGCGGTTGCGAGAGACGATCAGTGCCATCTACAAGCGGCTTTCGGGACTCTATGGCGATCCAGCGCTGGAAGCGCCGTGGGACAAGCGGGCCAAGATGCCGGACACGAAAGCGTCGCTGAATTCGATTGCCGCATCGGCCGCGCCAATCGCACCACCGGCCGAGTGGTTCAGCGATCCGAAGCTACCCGGCCCGACACCGACCGCGATCGTCACGCCCGAGGGACGTGTCATGGTCCACCTGGCCTGCAAGGACTCGTGTTACCGGCCGCTGTTCGAGGCGACCGGACAGTGCCTCGAACCGCCACCGTCGCCGAGCGGGTACGCCCGGTTCATGGACGGGTCCGTGCTCACGGCGGGCGGCAAGCTGGTCCGGGTCGGTCGCGTAACGGCGGACACCATGCACGCCGATGGGCTGCTCGCGTCCGGGCCGGCCCGCGCCCACTATGACAACACCGGTACCTGCGTCGCCATCGTCGCGGCCGGCGAGGACGAACACGGCATCTGGCTGTCCGGCTCCCTCGTTCCGGAGGCAACCGCAGAGCAGGTGGCGATGCTGCGGCGCTCGCCCCTGTCGGGCGACTGGCGCCGGCACGGACATGAAGGGCTGGACCTGATCGCCGCGCTTGCCGTCAACACCGCCGGGTTCCCGGCACCGGTGACGACGCGGGGCGGCTACCGGCAGCTCGCGGTTGACGGTGGCGAGTGCGTCTCGCTTGTGGCATCGGGCACGCCGGGAGACAATAACGCGGAAGGGGGCAGCATGGGCAACAAGGATGCGACAGCAGGGACAGTAGATGCGACAGCGGCGGTCACCGAGCCGGCCGCCGTCGAGCCGGCCGCTGCCCCAGTGGTCGACATGGACGCGGTGGTGAGCGCCGCAGTCGCGCAGATCACCGAACGGCAGCGCATTCAGGATGGTCTGGCCGTGCTGATCGAGCTGGACGCACAGGACCGGCAACGGCAGCTTGACGAGCTACAGCCCATCGGGGCATTGGCCTGCGGGGGGAAGCGGAAGCCGCAGAACGTACTCAGCGACGGGGCGACTGGTACCGGAATCACCACAGGGCAGCGGCGTGGCGCGGAGAAGGCCGGCAAGACGATGGAGGGCGGCCGGTACCCGATCCGAAATGTGGATGACCTCAAGAGCGCGATCAGGGCCGTTGGCCGTGGGGCCGGTAGCCACGACGAGATCCGCCGCTGGATCATGTCGCGGGCGCGGGCGCTGAAGGTTCCGAACCTGATCCCGGACAACTGGAATCCGGACGGCTCGATCAAGGATGGGAAGTAGTGGGCTGCAACTGTGGCGGTGGCGCGAGTGGTCAGCTTTACCTGGTCACTCGCGCTGATGGAACTCGCATCGTCGTCACCGGCGAGACGGCGGCACGAGTAACAGTCGTCATGGCCGGTGGGGGTCACTGGCGTAGGATCGATGCCGATGAACATCGGAAGCTGACAGCTGAGGGCGTGTTGTCCTCCTAACCTGCGCTATGATTCCCGTACGAGCCGGGTAGAGCTGTGGGCCTCCGGAGCGCGTGATGTGCAGCATCCATCAACGCTCCTGGAAGGGGCACAGCCATGAAGTTCAAGGTTCCCGGCAATCTCACCGATCTGACTGCGGCTGCGCTGACGCGCCTGCGCGGAGAAGCGGCTGACGAGTACAACGAGCTGTTCACCGCTGCCCAGGCGGCCGGCTCCGACAACGTCACCCAGGCGCAGCTCGACGACCTGTATGCGCTGCGGTCCTTCGTCGCCGACGCTGACGCCCACCTCACCACCCTGGCGGCCGACGCAGCCACCGACGGCTCCGGTGACGGCGGCCAGCTCGCCGAACTGGCTCCCATCAAGCAGTACGAGCAGCCCACCACCACGACCGACCCGGCCGCCGGTGACGGCGTGGACGGCCCGGTGAAGGTGGCCGACGCCGAGCCCATCACCGTTTCTGTCGGCGACGTCGCTGCCGCTGGACTCCTGGCCGGTGACGCCGGCAAGGTTGTCGACGCGGCCGTGGCGCGGATGTCCCTTGTGGCCAGCGCCGGCCTGCCCGACTTCGTGCCCGGCGCGGAAGTGCCCGACCTCGGCGCCCTCGGCCAGGCGGTCGCCAAGCAGATGCTTGGCTACCTGGGACTCAGCGGCGGCCAGTCCGCGACCACGGCCCTGGCGGCATTCAAGCTCCCGCCGAACGAGTTCGTGGTCCACGGCGACCAGCGCGACCGTGATGTCCTCACCGCGGCCTGTGACGAGAAGCGGCTTCCCGGCGGCTCCCTCGTAGCGGCCAGGACCGGGGCGTTCAAGGACTCCGGCGGCCGGCTGGAGTCGGTGACCGCGTCCGGATGGTGTGCACCCAGCGAGATCGACTACTCGGTCCAGTTCTACGGCGCCGCATCCGGCCTGTTCGACACGCCGACGGTTACCGCGACCCGTGGCGGCCTGTGGGTCATGCCCGAGATCGGCTACGCCAACGTGATCGGCATGGCGCCGGCACCCGGCAGCAACTTTTTCCGCTTCACGGAGGCCCAGCTGATCGCAGGCGCCGTGAAGTCGTTCTTCACTCTCGATTGCCCGACTCCGCATGAGTACCGGCTCGGGGTGGTTGGTATGGGGATCGTGACGAACCTGCTTGAGGTTCGGGCCTATCCCGAGTATGTGCGCGAGTTCATTCGCGCGGCGTTGATCGGGCTTCAGACGATCCGTGCCGCCGCGAACGTCGCCGCTGTCCGTGCCGGCTCCGTCGCCTACAACCTGACGGCGGCACCTCCGTGGGTCAGCGACGGCTCCGTGGTCTCGCAGGTGCTTCCTGCGGCCGAGATGGCGGCCATGGACCAGAGGTACCGCGACGCGCTGCCGCCGACGGCGACGATCGAGCAGGTGTTCCCGATGTGGCTCCTGGCCCAGATGCGGGCGGACTGGTTGCGGCGCAACGCCGCTCCGGACCCGAAGCTGGCGGACAGCTGGATCATGGATTGGTTCTCGCAGCGGTACATCGCCCCGCAGTTCATCTACGGGTGGCAGGACCGCTACGACGCCACCGACGGCGGGCTGCTGTGGCCGGGTGGCGACCCGACTGTGGCTGGGGAACGCATGACCATGCTCCCGACAAACCTGCACT